TTAAATGACCTACAGAAAATATATCAACATAGTAGAAGCAGCCAACAAGGGCTGTCCCATTGCCACATACGACATCGACGTTAATCTAAAGAATCGTCAGAAGGCCATAGATGCGTATCACTACGGCCCTGCCAATCCCGACGAGCCAGAATCATACTGGAAGGACGCTGCCAAGCAATGGAACATCACAGAAAAGACTGCCAAGACAATGCTGTGTGCTAACTGTGCGGCTTTTGACGTGTCAGACAAGATGTGGGCATGTATTGAAGATGGCATCAAAGGCGACAGCAAAGAGGTTGATGCTATGGCCACAATACACAAGGCGGATTTAGGTTATTGTAACTTTCATGCCTTTAAGTGTGCTGGAAGTCGTTCGTGCACCTCGTGGATTACCGGTGGCGCTATAGATAACAAGGACAGAACAGAATGAAAATAACTGACATACTAGAAGGCAAGTTTCGCAGCCAAGATATAGAAGAGTTTGTACCACAAGATAGTGACCTAGATAATATTAAGTCAGAATATCTACCAGATTGGGAAATGTTAGATCATCGTACACTACAAGCCAAGTATGTGGCCAAGGATCATAGACACGCACTAGAGTTTGTGGGCTTTGTAAACGAGCTATCAGAAAAGATGGATCACTTTGCTGAAGTCACGCAAGATGTAGCAGAAGTCACAGTTAAAACATCAACCTTTGATGTTAAAGGTTTGACAATTTTAGATTTCAAACTGGCATTGTATGTAGATTCTTATGCAGAAAAAAATGACATAGAACAGGTACGTATGCAAGGTAACTTTGGTATGCACGAAGGCAAGAAAGATGCCTGCTACAACAAGGTCAAAAGCCGTGTTAAGGTATGGCCGTCAGCCTATGCTAGCGGACAGTTGGTACAATGTCGCAAACGTGGTGCTGCTAACTGGGGCAAGAATAAGAAAAAATGAGAGCTCACGAATTTATCACCGAAGATCTACGCAAGTGGTTCAAAGACAAGTGGGTACGTTTTGGGCCAGACGGCAAAATCCGCGGCGACTGTGCTAGAGGATCAGAAAAAGAAGGAAAACCCAAGTGTTTACCGCAGGCCAAAGCACAGGCATTGGGAAAAAAAGGCAGAGCCACAGCGGCTGCTCGAAAGCGTCGTGAAGATCCTGACGCTAATCGCAAGGGTAAGGCCAAGAATGTAAAAACCAAGTAATAGGAGCGAAGTATGAGTACAATAGAACCAGCAACGATTAACAAGTATAAGAACTTAGGATGCAGTTGTGGTTGTGGACAACACTGTGGTATTAGTTGTCTAACTGATGACTGCGATTGTACAGAATGTACCTGTGTTGAATGTCGTGAAAAACCTAGCATATTCAACTATCGCCAGAAGAAGTAATGTTTAAATTAAATCGTATTACCTTGATGCCTAACCCCATCTGTAGTCGCGCAGTGGATGACTTATCTGCTGATGACTTTCTTTATTATGACAAGGATGGGTTTGAACTTAATCTAGCCGAGCAGAAGTATTACAGTGCTATGAATTATCCTATTAACCATCCTATATTAAATCATCGCTGTTGGCAAGAACCTTGGTTTAGTCTACAAGATGAACACCCAAACCTACACTTAGATCACAGTATGTTCCTATGTCGTGCCAGTTATCAAGGGGCTGCTCGTGAGCAACTTCGAGAACTGCAATCTACTGTACCCCTAGCAGGATATCTATTAAAAACCAAACAAAAGTGGGGCTTTGATATTGCTCTAGATGATCAAGAACCTGATGGTGATATGTTTGAAGTCATACACATAGAATACGATAGTTACGACTATGATGAGTTTAGAGATACTATGATGTACATTGAGTATCGTTTCTTTATCATGGATTGGCAACTCGCAGCACAAAAAATTTGGAGCCTGCGAGACAAGTGGCAGCATCTAAAAGGATTTGAACAAAATCACTGGAAGGCAAACTATCTCATAGGATGGGACAAGGCTGAATACACTGAAAAGTCAGTATAAATAATAGCAGTTAATTTAAAAGGTTTTGAAATGAAAAAGTTTCTATTATTATTACTATTACCGTTTGCCGCATTGGCCAACTCTATAGACGATCACTGTGCTCAATTTGTTTTGAGAGGAGCCCCAGTAAGTCCTATCAAATCCAATGATCAATATATCTGCAAAGGAAATTATGCCATACACTATCGATATGATACAAAAACAGCAGAATATGTAGCTCAACATATATTATTAGAAAATATTACAGGACCAGCCAAGCGCAAGGATGATTTCCGTCCTGATCCAGCAGTGCCTAAACAACATCAAAGCCAACTTAGCGATTATGCAGGGTTTCCGTTTGATCGCGGACATTTAAGTCCAGGTGCTGACAATAATCAACATGACCAGATGATGAGTGAAAGTTTCTTCTTATCAAATATGGTCCCACAAGTACCTAATCACAATCGTGGTATTTGGAAACAATTAGAAACAGCGGTTCGCGGTTGGGTTAAAGAAGGCAAAGACATCTACGTAGTCAGTGGCACTATATATGCTCCTGGTTACGGAACTATTGGCGCTAATCGTGTGGGAGTTCCAACACATTTATGGAAGGTTATAGTTGATCGTAAAGGAGTCAAGGCTATTGCTTTTATATTCCCCAATCAACCATTACCGGTAGATGATTTACCTAAATTTGCCACAACTATCGCAGAAGTTGAGCGTGCTACAGGTATTAACTTTCATCCACAACTTCCTCCAAAGTTAAAACACTTAGAAACAACTAAACCAAATTTAAATGATTGGAGTGGATTAAGATAATCATCCTTAGGACCGTTAATCGTTTGGATGATGGGCGGCTGCTGCCCTAAATTAAAGGAGTCGTGCCCAGAGATTTAAAAGTGAGCAAGAATAAAAAGGACTCCTGAGAGTCCTTTTTTAATGGTACAAATAAAAACTTATTTTGCTTTCCAAATATTATATAATACCCAGATCGCTACTAACCCAACAACACCTTCGCCGCCTAGTGTTTTGACGATGCCGGTAACGTTACCAATAACGTCAACTGCTGGTAAGAAAGGAACTGCTGCACCTTTCAATAGTACTTCTAATACGATTAAAAGAGCCAACACGCTAACTAGTGTATCAGCGATTGCACCTGCCCATTTCTTTACTAAAGCTAGTACGTCCATTATAGACCTCCCTAAATGACTAACAATTTCGTTAGCAATTTATTTAGAAAGATGCTATAATATAAGTATTCAAACGGGCGAATTTTGATTGATTTTACCATTAAGTACCCAGTTCTTGACATTTTTAAAAAGAAGTAAATACTTCATCAGGAAAGGCTTATGAAACTTAAAACAAGAAGCATATTACAAGAGCTAAATGAATTAGCAGAAGTACGTAACAAAGATCAACTCTTTGAAAGTCGTGCTACTAATATCATCAACTCAGCTATCAACCTGCTAGAAAGCATACATAAACATTATGATGCTGAGCAAGCAGATGAGCTTGAGCGCCGTTTCATCAATGCTATCAAAGGACAAGATTCAGCCAAATTTACTCGCGGGGTTCGTAAGATTGTAGAATCACGTAGAACAAACAAAAAACTAGAAGAAGACAATGACGACAAAGAATCTATTTGAAGGTGGTAATGTTTTTAAAGACGATGCAGGATCTGTACTAACAGTTCGCATTAACAAAGGAGACGTACTGCCTACGGTACAATGGCTAGAAACAGTTACCGGTCTCGAACTAACAGATTATATGTTAGGCACGACTGGTAAGAAAAAAACTTCAGGTGATCTAGATCTTGCCGTAGATGCTAACAAAGTAAACAAAGATGAGTTTGCTAAAAAACTAGCAGCCTATATTGAAAAGCAAGGTGGGAATCCTAAAGACTGGATCCGTAAGTCAGGAGTCAGTGTACACTTTAAAACTCCAATCCGTGGTGATGAGAACAACGGATATGTACAAAGCGATTTCATGTTTGGTGAACCACAATGGATGAAATGGTCAATGACAGGTGGGCGAGAAGGTAGTGAGCTACGTGGTAGCCATCGACATGTTCTGCTTGCAAGTATTGCCAAAGCACGTGGTATGAAATGGAGTTTCCAAAACGGTCTAGTAAATCGTGAAACTAATGAAGTTATCACCCGCGACCCCAACGAAATTTCTAAAAAACTTTTAGGACAAACAGCAACACCTAAAGATCTATCAGATCCAGAAGCAGTTATCGATTACATTATCAAACTACCTAACTACGAAGAACTAGTAGCAGATGCTAGAGAAACCCTAGACAAGGAAGGTGTACAATTACCCAAGGCAGGCAAAATAGAAAGTTTCGTTTCAGGTAGTGGTGCTTGGTTCCGTAAAATGATTGAAGTGGTTAAATGAGAGCGTACCAATTCCTAACAGAAGCAGAAGCACCTAAAAAAGTTGGACGTGAATTCAATCACCTAGAAGATCTAGTGTTCACAGAACCCAAAGGTGCGTTGCGAGCTGTACAGATATTAAAAAGTCTAGCACAAGATGCCAAAGACGTTAGTATCAAGTGGGATGGCAATCCTACAGTATATTGGGGACGTGATGAAGATGGTACATTCCGCCTAGTTGGTAAAAACAATTGGGGTCGTGAAGAAGGTAAAAGTTCAAACCCGCAGGAGTTAGCACAGTTTATTAACAGTCGTGGCAAGGGCGAAGATTGGCGTGCCAAGTTCGCAGGTGACATGGCAGCACTATGGCCCGTCTTTGAAAAGGCAACACCGCCAAACTTTGTAGGGTATGTATACGGCGATATACTATTTCATCCTGGGAAGCCATATCAAGGTGCAGACGGCAAGATGAGTTTCACTCCTAATCAAACTACCTACAGTGTTAGAGGTAGTAGTGCTGTAGGCCTTGCTATTTCCAAAGCTAAAGTGGCTGTGGCAGCACATAAGAAGTTTAATTATTTTGGTGATAAGGTTGGAGAAGATTTCACAGATATTAAAACGTTTGCATTAAATCCAGAGCTCGTGGTATTTGCTCAAACATATACTAGCCATCAACCGGCAGTAAATGCTGACAACATCAATGTTATAGCTAAAGAAGCAAATAAGAGTGTAGGGGGTATTGATAAACTATTAACACCGCAGGTTGGACTCAGTGATCTACAAACAATCATATACACATTTGTAAACACACAGGCCAAGGCCAAAGCATTAGACAAACTAGATTCTACAGTATTTTTCAATTGGTTAACTACCAGCAAAGTCAGTGCTCCTAAACAACAAAAAATTATAGATTTATCAACAAGTGTGCCAGGCGCATTAGACAGCCTGTTCTTCCTAGTTCGTGAAATCATGAAAGCTAAAAATGAAGTTATAGCAGAACTAGATCAAGCGGAAGGGGATATTGTAGCTAATACGGGCGGCAAACCAGGTGGTGAGGGCTATGTCAAGACCCGAGATAGTGTTAAGCTAGTACCACGCGATCGTTGGACTCCATTTAGAGCCGATTAAACGGCTATATCACACAGTTTTTTCCAAAAAGACTAAATATTATGCCGGTCCCGGAGCGGGATCATTGATATAAGGAGAATTTAATCATGGCAAATTTAATTGCAGCAGTAGTAGGTAGTACAACATTTGGCGCAAATTACGAAATAGCAAAATCAGGTAACGGTCTAGGCGGAAAAACACACATCCTTACAGTTGGTGTAGGTGGTGGTGCAATCAGTGCAACGCAATTACTTGGCATTGTTAAAGGTATTAAACAAGGTGCTTCTTTAGTAACAGGTGCTCTAAAAACAGACGCTTTCACAGTAACTGGTATTGGTGCTTTCACAGCAGCATCTTCAACATCAGTTGTTATCTCTGTTCAAGGTACAGGTACACCAAGCACAACAACTGGTGACTACTTCGCAGCAGCAACAGTAGCTATCACAGCAACTTTTGACCAAACTCCAGCTTAATAGCTAGTTTGTTTTCAAAGATAGGAAAACGAAAAGAGCGGATTTATTTCCGCTCTTTTTTTACCTCTATAAATAGTAGCACATTATGGCACGCTACCAAATAATCACATTAGTGGATATCACAAGATCAAATCCTAGTAGATCTGAATCAAACAAAACTAAGTTAGGGCAACAGGCTAACTTTAATAGTTTGATACAGTCTATAGGTATGAGATCAAACATTGAATGGGATTCAGATCCTAAAATGACTATAGGTCGTATACCTGATCAAGATGGTAAGGCCGCCTATTGGGTGTGGCAGTTTGAAACAGAACGCGATCAAGTGTTTGAAGCAGGGGGTAATCCAGTTAGATTATTAGTCGACGATCTACATAATGTTCCTGTGGTTGCAAATCTACTCAACAGCAAAGACATACATCCCGCAGCATTCCAAACTAAAAATGACAATGCCAACACCTGGATAACCATTATCTAGCATTTTAAATTCTCTCTCTGCTCACGTAAATACTGTATGAGCAAATTTAAAGATTTTACTAAAAAGACAATTGAAGAAATAAGAGCGTGGGCTTGGTTCGCCTCAATATTTCCTATGGTTGTTCTATCTATAGTATTTTTAATATGGTTGATTGAACCTAAACATACATTTGACATTGTTATGGTTGTAGGTGGCAGCATTATGTTTACTATGGCAGCGATTTGGTGGTGGTGGGCATTATGCGCTATCAAAACTTTGTTAGATCATTGGGATGGAACCAAAGACGGAGTTCAAGAAGCACTAAATGAAATCAAGGCAATCAAGATATTAGTAAACAACTTGTTTCGAAAGAAATCTGATAAATAATATTATCAAAGGCACATTACATCAGGCATATACAGGTCCCCAACATACACCCACTTGGAGAAAGTATTATGGCAAAGATAGTGCCAACAACAGATTTAGAAAAAACTAGCCTTGAGGCTCACGTTGACCTTTGTGCATTACGCTATGGTCAGTTAGATGAGCGCCTAACAGGTCTAGAAGAAAAAGTAGAAGCAATCCATACCGACATTATTGAAGGTCAAAAGAGCCTAAGTAAAGTAATTATTACAACAGCAGGTACAGTATTAGTTGGTGTAATTTCGATAGTGGTTACACTCTTGATGAAGATGGGCTAAAAGAATATATTGTAAATAAAGGACCAATAAGGTCCTTTTTTTATGTCTGATATATCTAGACGCTTAGAACAGTTCTTATCTACAGCGCAACGAAAAGAATCACAGAAAGATTTACTGCCAATCAAAACAGCAGATGGAATTCTTGTTGGCGATGTATTAATAGTCAGCGATGAAAATATCAAGAATTTATATCAAAAAGGTACACCGGTATACGAGGGGTTATTTTTAAATGCTGTAACTATCAAACTAGCTAATCTATTGGCTAAACGTGATGATCCTATAAAAATCAAACAGTTATACGAAGCAGACCAAGAGTACGGCAAATGGTTTACAGATAGCCAATTATTACGCACCCGATATCAAAAAGCCATAGACAGCCAGGATTATGACCGAGCAGATATACTATTTGCTAGATACTGTGAGAGCAGAGATCGTGCCCTTGCAGCTAAAAATAACGCACAAGGTTTGGCTAGCCTTTGAATAAATATAAGATAATATTCTGGATCCATTTAATATGAAAACACAAGATTTATTTGCTATTAATAGAACAGCTAAAAAACTAAATGAGACTATTGAAAAGACATTTGGTAAAAAGCTAAATCTAGAGGCATTTGATCTAACACAGTTAGAAGATGCTCGTAATAAACTTCGCACACAAGTGCACCAAGCACGTGTTGAAGCTGGGTTTAACGAAAACTTAGAAAACGAAGCATTAACTCAAGCACAATGGATGCTAGATGCTATCAATGCTGAATTAGAAGAAAGACAAGAATTAATCGCAGATGCACACACGGCAGAAATTGAAGTGGATGATACTAATGAAGGATTTGGATCATTAGAAGAAGAAGTTATTAAACTTCTAAAAAGATTTGAAGAAAATGCTATGGAAATTGGAGCATACGGTGATCCAGATGTTAACAAAATTATAGCACTATTACAGCAAGGTGATGCTGAAGAAGCAGTAGAAGCTGTATGGTACTCATACTCAGATCAAGACGGTGGTGAAGTTCCACAGATAGAACCCTATATTGAAGATCTAAAAGCAGAGTTTGAAGTTCTTGCTCAAGGCGGCGATGCGGACACTGAACCAGATGATGCTACAGATGATGGCGAGGCATTAGCTTCTGCAGGTCACGGTAGTGATGAAGACTATGGTACATTTCCAGAAAGTGCACCACCCACAGCCAAAGGTGAGCGCATGGTAAAACACATCAAAGCAGGTTATTCTAAAGATGGTGAACTAACAGATAAAGAAAAAAGCACTGCCTACGCAACAGCGTGGAAACAACACAACAAAGATAAAAACGAGTCAATCGAAGGAGATAACATGACTAACTTAAAAGAAGGCGAAGTACAACAAGCCAGCGCAATTGTATCAGCAAAAACAATGGTAGACAGAGTAGGCCGCTGGATTGAAGACCTTTCAGGAATGGAAAATGATACACTCCTTACATTAGGTGACAGCATCCGTGATGAAATGAGCCAAGAATTAGCTAAACAATTCATCAGTCAAGCTGCTCCAGCATTACAACAAGCTATTGAAATACTAAAACAAACACGTGATACTCTAGCATCAAGTGTACGTGTTTTAACAGGTGAAGAGCAAGGTGCTGAGATGATCGGTGCAGAACCAACAGACGCAGGCGCAGATATGGAAGCACCAGCAGAACCAGATGCGTTAAACGCAGCTCCAGAGGGTGATGTAGGAGCAGTAGCACCAGAAGACGAATTTGCAGCAGCAGAACCAGCAGCAGGCGGACTAGGTGATGCAGGTCGTGCTAAACGTGAAAGTATTGAGCGTAGCAACAGCTTGTTAAGAGTGTTGGCAGGCTAATGAAATTATCTAACATTGTTTCAGAAACAGAGTTCACCAGGCTAGCGGAGTTAGATGCTCCTATGCTTGGTGCTACTCCAACACCAGGTGCTACTACATTGGCTCCAGGACAATCAATGCAAGCTGACCCACAAGCCCAAGCTAAGATGGTGGCTCAACAGGCTCTTGATCGTCAGAATCGTAAAAAACAAATCCAAGATCAAATCAAACAAACTCAAGAGCAATTAGCAGATTTACAAAAACAATTAGCATCGGTAGCATAATGAGATTTTATGAATTTTCAGACAGTGAATCAACTGATAAACTAATAATAGTACTTAAAAACTATATTGGCCGCGCTGCGAGTAAAAAATCCCCAGCGAAGTTAAATTGGAACGGATTAAATCAAGTTTTAAAATCTAGTGGCGCTGAAGTAACAGCAGACTACGAAACGTTTAAGGCCATATACGATTCTAATCCGGTAATACAATCTATTGTTAAAGATTTTAATGCCGACGGTGTTGAACTTAAAGTTCCAGGCGCACCAGATAGCGAAGAACCTACACAAGACAGTGAAACTAGCCAAGACAAAGTAGATCAAACAGCAGCTTCAGCGGCATCTGCTCAGGTTGCCCAAAGTCAACAAACTCCACCAGTACCAGACTTGACATAATAAGATCATTACTGTAATATATACAGAATGACTACTATATATACACCTCCGCTGTACGTTGAACGTTTCCAATATAAAAACTGTGAACAGGTTAACGATCCTATAACTCGTAAGCGTGTTTATCTAACACCAGACGGCGAAAGCCTCCCTAGCGTTACTACTATCCTTAGTGCTACTAAAGACATGACGCACTTAAACGAATGGAAGAAGCGCATTGGTGAAGATAAAGCCAAACAGATTACCACAGAAGCTGCTGGTGTTGGTACAGCGATGCACGCTAACTTAGAGCGTTTCTTAATCGGTGAACAACGACAACCTGGTAATAATCCTGTACACGTACAGGCTAATAAGATGGCTGATGCTATTATTGAAAATGGCTTAAACAAAATGAGTGAAGTTTGGGCTTTTGAACAGAGCTTATACTTTCCAGGATTATATTCCGGTACTACAGACTTAATTGGTGTACACGAGGGCGAACCAGTAATCGCTGACCACAAACAAACGAATAAGCCTAAAAAAGCAGAGTGGGTAGAAGATTATTATCTACAACTAATGGCCTATATATTAGCACATAATGAAGTATACGGTACAGACATTCGTAAGGGTGTTGTGTTTATGGCTGTACGTCCCAAGGAAATAAGTCCGGGAGTCTACGAAACTTCACAGTATCAGCAGTTTGAACTTAAACCTCAAGATTTCAACAAATACCAAGATCAATGGCTTGCTAAGGTAGAGGAATACTATAAGCTAGGTAGATAAATGCCAGTCGTACAAATATCTAACTAAATAGATATATGTACATTTACAAGATAACAAATACTATCAACGGTCGTTGGTATATAGGCAAAACAAACGGGCAGGATCCTAACTATATGGGATCTGGTAAACTCCTCAAACAAGCATACAAAAAATACGGACAAGAGAACTTCGTTAAAGAAGTTCTTGAAACTTGTACCAGTGAACAAGAATTAAACCTACGTGAACAACATTGGATACAAGAATCTGGTGCCCTTTCTGATCCGTTGTCTTACAATCTTGCTGAAGGCGGTGGTGGTGGAGATCTAAGTAAGTTTATTCCTTATGATAAGATTGATTATAGGAATCATAAAATGGAAGGTGCTCGCAAATGGTGGAATTCTTTAACTAAAGAAGCACAGCAAGAGTTACACGCAAGGCAGGCTGCAAAGCGTACTAAAGGGTGGTATGTTAGCCGTATAGATGATCCTACAGAAACGTACGTACAAAACATAAGCAAATGGTGTGAAGAGCACGGAGTTGACAAGAGTACGCCGTCAGGGCTAAACGACCCAAATAGTAGACTTTTTCAAAAGCAAACAAAAGGGTGGCGTATTAGACGCAGTGATATGCCAGAATTGCTGCCATATATAAACCGTAGATTTGAACCAACAGACAATAAGTGCAAAGGTAGGAAGTGGAAATTGGTGGATGGAAAGCGAGTTTGGTCGGATAAATACAGTATCGTAGAGGATTAATATTATGGCCGTGGTGCAAATTTCCAAGATACAGGTGAGACGTGGACAAAAAAATTCAAACAGTGGTGTACCACAACTAAGCTCAGCAGAGTTTGCTTGGGCGGTTGATACACAAGAGCTATTCATCGGTAACGGTAGTGTTTCTGAAGGTGCGCCGTATGTTGGTAATACCAAGATACTTACAGAACACGATAACATATTAGATATCGCTGCCAGCTATCAATTTTCATCCACTGACCCTAGCATTACATTAAGTGTACCTCGCTCATTACAGACTAAGTTAGATGAATATGTATCTGTAACAGATTTTGGTGCTGTCGCTGATGGATCTACAGACAACACTGAAGCATTTAACACAGCGTTTTCTCAATTATTCAACAATGCTAATCCTAATTACAAAAAAGTACTAATGATACCTAATGGTGAATATCTATTCCTTTCTGATCTCATTATACCAGACGGTGTAATCATGAGAGGTGAAACACAATTAGGTGCAATATTAAACTTTAACGATTTTAGTGTTCAATTCTCAACATCAAGTGGTCAAAGTATTATTGATTTTAACAGTACCAATAGACCCGAGAATATCCATATTTCTAATTTAACTGTACAACGCCAAACAGGTCAACTTGTACTATCAGGTGTGGGCAATTCTGTATTTGATAATGTAAAATTTAAAGGTGATTATGTTTTAGGTAACACCTCAACATTATCATCACCCGCAGCACTATATTGGGAAAACAATGTAGAAGGTATTAAGGTCACTGATATTAAATTTAATAATTGTATATTTGAATCTAATGCTATTGGAGTTAAATGTGTACAGACTATAGCAACAGATACAGATGTACAGTTTAACAACTGTGAATTCTTTATTAATGATACTAGTATCTATATCCAAGGTGTAACGACTCAAAAGAATTATTGGAGAATCAACGACTGTAGATTTGAAGAGGTTGCAGGTCCAGCATTTAGAGCAACAGCAGGACAAGGTACTGTAATACAAAGATCTCGTTTTGTTAAAGTTGGTAATGGTACAAATCTAGCATCAAATCCAGTAGAGCCGATGGTATATTTTGGCGAAAATATTAGCAACATATTAATTGATTGCTCTAGTGATCGTCAACAGTTTGCTGGTACAGATATATTGATTTCAAAAGCATCTGTAACTGAAGTAGAAGGCGGTTCAAAATCACATTTCTTAGATAGAAATTATTCATTAGTTAGATTAACTGACAGCTTTAGACCTCTCGCAGTTTTTTCAGCATTCAACAGATATATTAAAATT